TAGCCTTAAATAACTTTGACAAGGTTCTGTGTATTGAATACACCCATGTGTTTGACAAAAGTCTGTTGAAGTAGTGGATTAGATACAACTCCACCATTACGTTCAACACCCGCTTTTGTTTTGCCAGTATTGACACCACTTTCAATGGTTAAGTTATAGTCTTGATTGACGAATGACTGAATAATACCAACACCTAAATCGAAGTCAGTTCCAATACCAACACAATCTGCCTTAGTATTTTCTTTGACACCATTGGCACCAGCAACTGTATTGTCATAATCTTCTACTAATGAAGAATTAGATAATGACATTGTAGCACTGCTGTGGTATGGTTCAACTCCACCTAATACTGCTCTATCAAAGTATTTTCTGACTTCGGCATCATTGTAAGCAAGACGAGGGAATACAAGACTTGCTGGGTCAAAGTCTGCTACACCATTTTCAACTGTGGTATCAGTGGCATTTGGTTTGAGTTCAACTGCGTAGTTCTGTGGATAACGTAATCCATTCTTAGCAATCTGAACTTTCTTTAAAGCTGGAATTAATCTGAAATTATTCTGGTTAGCACTGAATGAGTTAGTCTGGTCATTATCCATAAATACACTTACAATGGATTTAACCATCTGTAATTGTGGAGTGTATGAGTTGGCATTTACTGAGGAATGAATATCGTTAATAAGATTTAATCTTGATGGAAGCATGATTTGCTGTGGGTAGGCATTTTCTTCTTCTGGTGTAGGAACAATGTATCTACCTTCTAATCGTAAGTTCTTTAATACATAGTTGTTTCCACTCTGGTCGGCATTTGGTTGAGCAGCAACACTTATCTGTCTGTGTCTGTTGAAGAACATTGACGCATCTGGGGCAAGGTGTATTGTAATAAGTAATCCTCCTAAGAAGTCATCATCTAAAAATAAATCTTGAACTTGGAGTAAATCAACTTGAATTGGTATGGAGAAAAACTGACCAGTCATTCTATCATTTGAGGTATTTAATGATGGGAATCCACCAGCACCAGTAGCAACGGCACTTGATAGAACACGTCGATTAACGTGGTTTGCTTCTTTGCCACTTGCGAGTGAGCGAGATAAAGGACTGTTTAAATAATCAACTGCGTTGTTTGTGTAGCATTCACCAATGGATACAAACTGTCCATAGTTAATACTGCTTGATAATTCGATAAGGGATTTCTTAGACTGAATGACAACTTTATCAATCATGTTCTTTAATCCACCCCAGTTAGGAATGTTAAGTGCTGCTTCTGCTGATAAAGTAGCACCATTATTATGACTGATAGTTCCAGCAGCAAGACCAGTTCCTAATACTTGACCAGCACTACCATCAACGACTGCTGGTGTAAAAACTGTATTGTCTGCCTTTTTAACTAAACATTGTCCAACTAATTTTAATGTTGCTATTTCTAACATTGCTGGTTGTGGAGGAACTGAGAATTTAATTGTAGGAAAACCGTCTTTGTGAGATAGACCACCAGAAATTACATTAGTAGCACTAATAACTGCTGGATTATCATTTAACGGAGCAAGACTAAATGGTTTCTTAATAATTGGCATTTTGTTATACTATTAAATTAGATTTTATTTTTAGTTAAAAAAAAAATTATTGTTGAGGTGCCATAATTGAAAAATTAACAATACATCTTTTTATTTGAGTAGCACTTGTATCATCATCCATATTTCTTACACTAATACTAAAATTATTAGTTGTCATTAATTGGTTTCCTAAAAAGTTCTGAACTCCTAAACTTGGAACATAATTTCCTACAACATTACCGCCACCATTATCAAAATCCTCAGCACCTCCAAATGGATTTGGAATATTGGATAAAATATTTCTACGATTTCCAGATTTAGATTTATCTGATGTATTTTGATATACTTTAATAGGAAGTTCATTTAAATAAATTGTGTATTTGTCAGTTTTGTATTGAGCAATTATATGATTAAATTGATAAAACTGATGAAATATATTTTGATGTTGTGCTTCAAATGGATTATATAATAATTTAAGTGTATTAATTCCTATTGTTGATGGATTTTTTCCTTCAAAAGTAAAATCATTTGTATTAGTTACTCTAAATAAATTTGCTAATTGATTGCTACATTTTAAAGAATACTGTTCTACAATACTATCTGTGTGATAAACAAAAGGATGGTGATGAACTCTACCACTATTTCCTTGTGGATTTATACCATTCATAAAAAATTCATCTATACCTTCACCACTATTAGTTGCTGACATAATTACATTAAATGGAAGTTGTGCTCTGGTTTGTGCCTCATTTGTTGGAGTTATAAATTCATTTTGAAAAATAAAATCATAAGTCCATCTTTCATCAGCATCGGTGTAATTACTATCATACCAAATTCTTACGGCACCTCCGTTCTCATAATAAAAACATCTAACAAACAATTTTTCTGTGCTATTAATATCAACTGCTTCACCATTTAATACTGATAAGTTTGGTCTATATATTTGAATACCCCAAGTTGTATCTTCTTGTGCTGTATTGTTTATTCCTATGTCAGCATATTCAAATTCTGCTATTAAATCTTTTTCTGCCTTAGCTTCATCAATGGCAGTAAAATCTAATCCAATAACTTTCACACTTGTATCATCAAAAATCAAACCTCCTAAACTTTGTGGATGTGGAACATTTAACCCAGCATCATTGTTGTAAGTAGCATATCTTAATGTAGCATGTTCAGTATAAACACCAGCACCTTCGTTGTGGCATTGCTGGTCGTAATTAGCATTACTACCACCTACAATACCACCCATTTCTTCTGGATAAAATCCAACAAAAATACTACCATTTAAATCGTGTAAGTGTTTATTAAATGACCATTGAACGGTATTATTATCTCTAAATTCATCAACACCTCCTACATTAACTCTATTTCCGTGTTGGTCTATTTGATTATACGTATCCACATCATATCCTATATGAAAATACTTAGCACTTGTTAATGTATAACTGCCATTTGTAAATGCCTTAACATCTGGATTTGCTGAATTAGAAGAAGCATAAAAAACTTTGGCAGAAGACTCTGCCTCACCAGCAATACAAACTGACCCAGCTTCAATATTTGCTCCGTGTGGAGAGCGGCCAGCAACGTCCATTGCTAATTCTAATCTACAATTCGGTCTTCCTAATTTTCTATGTCCATCAAAAGCAAATCCAAAATTTATGGAAGTAGCAATTGGAAGTTTTTGTGGTGTTGTATAAGTATAACTATTACACCTTATAACACCTTGTGTATTATCTAAATCTCCTAATTTATCAAATGTAGCAATATTTCTTGTGGTAGGATTATGACCACAAAATATTTTTGTATTATCTCCGAGCATTGTAGTAAGTATTTTATCTTGTAAATCATTCAAGGAATAATTCCCAGCTGGTATAGTAAATGATAGTGTTGGTTCATTTGATTTTGTAAAATCTTCCATTTTTTTATTTGGAATAACTTTGTCAAATATAATTGAAAAGGACTGGTCTTGTGTGAAAACAACATCTCTTGTTCTTTCAAAGATAGCCCAGTTCAACATGACACTGGAATTAGGTGCCACTACTATGGGTTCATTATATCTTACATTGAACTCGTGTCCATTATCAGATGGAGATATTAAATTAAAGTTTGTACTCATTTGGTATATATGATTAATTGAGAAAAAAATCTTTGTAATAAATATACAATGATTTCAAAAAAAGACAAAGCAAAACTCAAAGAACATAGTAAGAAACACGAGGGAGGTATGAAAGGAAAGCACATGAAGAACATGACTAAGGAAATGAAGAAGGGAGAATCCTTTTCATCTGCTCATAACAAAGCAAAAAAAATTGACGTTGCTGCCAGTAAAAAAAATGAAAAAGAAAAAAAACCTAAAAAAAAAATAATAAAGAAGGTTAATAAAAAACCAATTAAAAATGTAAAACCTAAGAAAGCACCAATTCGTGCCACAAATCTTTCATCATATTAAGTTTTTATCAAACCAAACCTAAAAGGACTTATACCATCATAGTCCCAGAACCACTCCCACCCATCAGTGCCTTGGGGTCAAACCCACCAGCCTCTTCTTGGGGTTCTAAAACTGGCACTGCTTTATCTGGGTTTTGTTCTGCTGCCGTTTTTTCTTTATGTGCTTTCACAAGTTGGTGTATCAACATACCTACACCAGCGATTTCTCCTATAATAGGAATTCCTTCTGCTGCTACTCCTCCTACTGCTGCTAAGGCATCTGAACCTACCGTCTTTGCTACGGAACTTCCGACTCTTGTTGCTAATTCTTTAACCATACTTTCACCCCCCTCTCTGGCAGCACCCATAAAATCTTGACTATTTTGTAATACATCTCCTATTTGACTTTTACCAGCACTTACAACATTTTCTACTGTGCCTTTACCAGCTTGTATTGCGTCATCAACCGTTCCTCTACCAGCTTGTATTGCGTCATCTGCTGCTCCTCTTGCTGCTCCTCCCGCTGGTTCTATATCGTAAGGTGAATATCCAATATTAGTTATACGTTGTCCTACATCACCTCCACTTTCACCCACAACTTTACCTCCTAATGTTTGACCACTACCGAAATCACCTCCAATATTTTTTAATCCTAAATCATCTACTTCTGGGTCTGCTAATTGTTCTTTTGGTGGTGCTGCTCTTGCTGGTTCTGGTCTTGCTGGTCCCGCTGGTTCTGCTGGTCTTATATCTGGTTCTGGTGCTGATGGTGCTGCTGGTCTTGCTGGTCCTCCTTCATCACTATTAGCAAATCTATCTATATGGTCAGCAGAACTTTCACCAGCATTCTTTGGGAATCCTTGATTTTTTATACTTTCTGATAATTCCTCATTAGTCATTGAATTACCCGTATTTGATTTAATTGCTTGATTAATATCACCCTCACCTCTACCAACTGCCCCTCCACCCTCATCTCCTCCTTCTTCTGGTTCTGGTTTTGGTGGTCCTTGACGTTTTGCTTGTGTTCCAGCAAGTTGTTCAGCATCTTCATCTAATTCTGGTCCCTCAGATGGTTTTGCTGGTCCGCTCTCAGTTGCTGCTTGTCTATTCAATCCAGTTGTATCATCTTGGGATTGTTGTGTAGGAGTTTTGCTTTCTTGATTACCACCTCCATTTTGTTTTGCTCTTTGTTTAGATTTGTAGGTGTCGTAGGTTTTTTTAATATTTTTATATCCACGAACACCTCCATGAACCATAGCACTTGCTGCTGCTACTTGTCCTCCAACTTTTGCCATATATTCTGCGTGTGCTCCTACTTTATCTAATAAAGCATTCTGAGCAAATTCTTTGGCATTAGCCATAGCGTTATTATAGGCATCTGAACTACTTGCCATATTATCTCGAAAAGCATTAATTCTTGCTTGATATTCCGACATTGTATATATATATAAATATATTTTTTTATAGAATCTTGGATTCAGTATTGCTTCGCTTATTCATTTTCTTCATCATTTTCATCAACTGCTTCTTTGATTTCTTCTTTCTTTTTGTATCCAGTAAAAGGTTGTGTCCATCCTTCCTCTTTTGACCATATAAGGTTTTCATGATTCCTTCTACATTCCAAATGTTCAACCGATAAATACAAAAAATCAAAATCTTGTTCTCTTGACCTTCTAAAAATCTCCATAAATTCTTTGTCCCCATCACCAAAAAAGGACAATGCTTCTGCCATCTTTTTTAGTTCTCCTTCTGGAAAACTACCCATTATATAATAGGCACTGGCATTATTACGAGCAATGGTTGATAAGAATTTAAAATACTGAGTTGTCAAACATATAGACAACTTACCTTCTATATCACCATTACCAATATGTCTAAACTTAGTAATCAAAGCACTAATAGCATCTACCTTGCCTCTACTAAATTTAACATTACCTATAATATCATCAAGCAATAGTAGGAACCTACCATCGCCTTCATCACTTTCAACAATATTTACAATTTCATCTAAAAGAGTTTCTGAGTATTCAGTAAATACAAAATCGAACTCATCGAGCATGTGTTGATTCACGGCATCGTTATATGCCGTAGTAGATATAAGTATTCTTGTTTTAAAGTCATTTTTGAAAAAACGTTCTGATAAATATAAATTATTTATAAGAACTGATTTACCAGCTTTAACTCTACCAACAACGATAATAAAATGAACTGGATTAACCAAAGGGTACTTACTTTGACCTTGATTCAACTTACTTTCATCAACTTGTATTGGATATACACCTAAGTCATCTGCTACCCACGGTTTTTCCTTTTTAGTTTTTTCATGCTCATCAACCCTATAAAGGTTATAGTCATTAGATATATTATACTTCCCAGTTGCCATTACTATATATATACAATATTTTATTCTTCTACACTTAACTCAATATTTTCTTCATTGGTAATATTGGTGGAATTGGTGCTTGGAACTTTGCTGAGTAAATGTTTGTGTAATCTATCTGGTTGAAGAATCATAGATTCATCAATGTCATCAAAGTAAGAATTGAATTTTACAATATCTCCCTCATTGTCTAACCTTGACATAAAACTATATTTAAGATTTTCAAATTCATCTATTTTTTTATTTCTATTTTCTTGTATCTTACGTCTTACGGCATCTTCTTTCTCTTGGTTATGTAAAAACTTTTTCTTTTGTTGTCGTGCCTTCTTTTGTTTTGTGGCAGTTTCCTTGACAACCTTGGCATCATTCTTCTCTACCTTTTTCTTTTGTTTAGAAAGTTCTTCTTTTTCTTTTGCTCTTTTTTCTGCCATACGTGCTCTACCTTTTGCTAAGGCAGCAAGTTGTGCCTCTGATAATGGTTTTTTCTTTTTTGGTGCTTTTGCTTTTGTTGGTTTTTTGAATATCTCTTCTTCACTCATTTATATTATCTTACAAAATTATTTTCTTGGTTAAACATATACAATGGACCAAGGTTCTCTATCAATATTATATGCTCCCAATACATCATTTAGAACTCCTATAACTAATCCACGCATGGGTCAAATACAAAAAAATATGTTTTTTAATGCTGGTATAATGAATCGTCTTTCTGATAAAGGACGTAATCGTATGTTAGCAATGATGGGTAATGCTCAGACTGGTGCTGATGTTCCTAAACTTATTAATGAAGTTCCGAGAACTGGCGGAACTCAGATAATAAATTGAGCACCAATTCCACCAATATTACCAATTAAAAATATTATATTAGTATATACAATATGCCAAGTCAATATGGGTCAAGTTCTATGAAATCAAAACTTCCTATGAATACTAAAAAAAAAAAAAAAGATGAAACTACTGCCAAAAAAAAAATGGTTCGTAGTGAAGCAAAAGAGAAAAAAGAAAAGGTAGGTGCCAAGACTGGAAGGGGCAGTAAAAAATTCCCAGATATGAATAAAGATGGTAAAATAACTAAGGCAGATATACTTATGGGTAGGGGAGTAATTAAAGGTAAAAAAAAAAAGAAAAAAAAAGATACTAAGAAATAATGAACTTTGACTATTTATTATCGTTGATTGATGACGAGTTAGTTAAACTCGAATCGATATATTGTAATATTGAAACATTACAAGATATTTTTGTGGAACGTATTGCTCCACATATAAAAATGTATATAGATAGTAAAAAAAATGCTCCCCCCATTTGACCCAAAGGAACTTTCAGCTATGGCGGAATCTTTATGTAATCTATTTCGTGATATAGCATCCTTCTTTCGAAGACAATACGCTATTTGGGTGGTATCTTCTTAGTCCATTTTCCGTCTTTATTCTTTTCATAATCGTTGTCTTTTTCTAAATTTATTTTGTTTTGTATTTGTGTTTCATTTCGAACACATACTCTTTCACATATTCCATATAGTTCTTCAAATCCATATACATTTCCTAAGTTCTTTAACTTTCTACAAGTAGAACACCAAGCACCAGTCCAAGTTTCAGTAGTTTCTCTCTCACAGAATTTACAGACCCACATAATTGTATATATATAGAAAATATTTTAA